AGGCGCAGATGTTAGAACGTAAAGCCACCAAGCAAGTGCACCCATCGCCAATTGGCAAGCGTGAAGTGATAGTGGTTTCTAAAGCTGTTGTTGAAGTTTTTGATATTCCTGTTGAAGATAGCGCACCGACCCGTGAAGAAATGTTGCAACAGGCAGAGACGATTGGGTTGAAGGTTGACAAACGCTGGTCAGATGCGACACTACTTAAACACATTGAGGAACTGGCATGGGCTACACAAAACGACAATTCGTAAGCGCGGCCTTTGAAGAAATTGGTCTAGCTTCTTACGTTTTTGATTTACAGCCTGAGCAACTCGAATCTGCCTTGCGCCGCTTGGACGCAATGATGGCAGACTGGAACGCCAAGGGCATCCGACTGGGTTACCCTTTGCCATCCAGCCCACAAGATAGCAATTTGGATGAAGAAACATTAGTGCCTGATTCGGCCTACGAAGCAATCATTTGCAGTCTAGGCATCAGGTTGGCCCCAAGTTTTGGCAAGATCGTGATGATTGAGACCAAGACCACAGCGAAGCAGGGATACGACATCTTGCTACAAAGGGCAACATTCCCGCTGGAAAAGCAACTCCCATCTACAACCCCTGCTGGTGCTGGCAACAAGCCGTGGAGGGTCTACGATAATCCATTTGTCAGACCACCAGCTAACCCAGTCACTGCTGGTCCTGATGGACCTCTCGAATACTACTAAGGACAGTCATGCCACAAATCAATCAATTACCCGTACTCAGCACGGTTTCAAGTGGAGACCAGTTGCCCGTTTATTCACCAAACAATGGAGATGCTCGGCGCACCTCGATTGGTGCTTTGCTGACATTTTTCCAGCAAAGTTTTGCATCGCCTACTTTGTCGGTAAATTTATATGTACCTGGGTCTGGATTCAACATCACCGTGCCAACTCCAGTTAGCAATGATCAGTGGATGCTGTTGCAACCTGCTGGAACGCTAGCAACGGGCACGATTACCCTGCCTTTAAACACTGGTGTACCTGATGGCACTACGGTGCTGATTACCACCACACAGGAGATCACATCGCTAACGATTGCCCTGAATGGTGCAACTGCACTTTATGGTGGCGTAACCTTTTTAGGTGCTGGCACTGCAACAGCTATACGGTTCTATCAACCCACAAATTCTTGGTATCAGATAAACGCTGAGACTGTTTACGCGGCTGGTATTCAAGCATTCTTGGCAACCCCATCAAGTGCCAATTTGCGTGCCGCAATGACTGATGAAACTGGTACTGGTTTGTTGGTGTTTGCAACCAGTCCAACGCTGACAACGCCAACAATCACAAATCCAACCGTCAGCACTGGCACATTCACTAGCCCTGCATTAGTCACGCCAGCACTAGGCACTGTGGCAAGCGGCAACATTTCTGCGTGCACCAGCACAAGTATGGCTTTGGTAACACCAGTCATCGGTGCGGCTACTGGCACAAGCCTTGCTCTAACAAGTTTTCTTGCAACTCAGGGAAGCATTATCAACAACGGCGGCAGTGGCAAAGTTGGTTATGCTGCGGGCGCTGGTGGCGCGGTAACTCAACTGACAAGCAAATCTACTGGAGTAACCCTCAGCAAACAAAGTGGTCAAATCACCATGGATGCTGCGGCACTTGCCGCCTCAACTACTGTGAGCTTTACATTAACTAACACAATTATTCAAGCCAATGATGTATTGATTTTGAATCATGTTAGTGCAGGTACAGCAGGCGCATACACACTGAATGCACAGGTCAGTGCAGGAACTGCAAGCATCAACGTGCGGAATGTGACGCTTGGCTCGTTGTCAGAGGCGATTGTTATTCAATTCATCGTTATCAACGGGGCGGTTACTTAATGGCAACCAAACCAAAATCCTCGGTCAATGCGGCTGGCAATTACACAAAGCCAACAATGCGAAAAGCCCTGTTTCAGAAAATCAAGGCAGGGACAAAAGGTGGTGACCCAGGCGAATGGTCAGCACGCAAAGCCCAATTGCTGGCGGTGGAGTACAAGAAAAAGGGTGGCGGTTATAAATGAAAGCCCCGCAGAAAAGCCTCAAAGATTGGTCAAGTCAAAACTGGCGCACCAAGTCTGGTAAACCATCGTCTGAAACAGGCGAGAGGTATCTGCCTGAGAAGGCGATCAAAGCATTGACTGCGGCTGAATATGCGGCAACCACAAAAGCCAAGCGTGAGGCGACTAAAGCTGGGAAGCAATTTGCCAAGCAACCAAAAAAGATTGCTGAAAAGATTAAAGGGTTTAGATGAAAACTCCAGTCTATGCACGCAAAGAAGGCCAGAACCCAAAGGGTGGTTTGAACGCCAAGGGTCGTGCCGCCGCCAAAGCAGAGGGCATGAATCTGAAACCTCCAGTCAAGTCAGGGGACAACCCACGCAGGGCATCGTTCTTGGCTCGCATGAGTGGCAATCCTGGTCCTGAATACAAAGACGGTGAACCCACCCGCTTGCTGTTGAGTTTGAGGGCATGGGGCGCATCATCTAAGGCTGACGCACAAGCTAAAGCAAAGCGGATTAGCGCACGCAACAAGGCGAAATAAGAATGGATTACGAAACCTTAAAAAACGTGCTGAATGAAAACCAAGGGAAGAACTTTGTCCGCAGGATTCTTAACCCTGAGGCTTATCCAGTCATGGATTTAGGCAAAGGTGAGATCGCCACACACCAAATGGAATATTCTGAAGCTGGGCCAAACAAGTTTATTGTTTACCCACGAATTGCTTACGAAAATAAAGAACTGAAAAATTATGGTGATGATGCCTTTGATAGGGCATTAAAAAGCAAGGATTACATTTCCTTTGACAATGAAGCAGATGCAGAATACTTTTCCAAAAACTACAAAGAATATTGGGATAAAGAAAAGAAAGTCTTGCCATCAGTGGGTGGTGAATAATGCAAATACCTATCCTGAACGGTATTTACACCGACAACACACCTGAACTGCGGACATCGTACCCAGTCAACCTAGTGCCTGTGCCAAAACAATCAGGCATCAGCAATGGGTTTCTGCGTCCGGGCGATGGCATCGTTTCCAATGGCACAGGTCCAGGCATTGACCGTGGTGGCATCAATTGGCAAGGCAGTTTGTATCGGGTGATGGGCACAAAGCTGGTGGAGATAAACAGCACAGGCACAGTGACCACATTGGGTGATGTGGGTGGCCCAACAGACCAGTTAGTGACCTTTGATTACAGTTTTGAACAACTAGCGATTGCATCAGGTGGGCGACTATATTACTGGAGTGGCACAACATTGACGCAAGTCACAGACCCTGACTTGGGCGTGGTGCTGGATTTCTGTTGGGTTGATGGTTACTTCATGACCACAGATGGTGAATTCTTAATCGTCACCGAATTGACCAATCCGCTGGTTGTGAATCCGCTGAAGTACGGTTCATCAGAAGTTGACCCCGACCCAGTGGTGGCTTTGTTAAAACTGCGAAATGAGGTCTATGCCTTAAACAGAAACACCGTTGAGGTATTTGATAACGTGGGTGGTGAGTTATTCCCGTTTGCAAGAATTGATGGCGCACAATTGCAAAAAGGTGTTGTCGGTACACAGGCGTGTTGTGTGTTTATTGAACGCATAGCTTTTTTAGGCAGTGGGCGTAACGAAGCTCCAAGTATCTACATCGGTGCGGCGGCAACAAATCAAAAGGTCAGCACGCAAGAAATTGACAACATCCTTACAGGATACACAGAAACGCAATTGGCTTTGGTGAAATTGGAAGCCAGAAACGACAAAAACCACCAACATCTTTATGTACATCTGCCTGACCAAACTTTAGTGTATGACGCATCTGCATCCGAGGCTTTGCAAACGCCGATCTGGTTCGTCTTGGTGACCACATTGCATGGCATTGCTCAATACAGGGCAAGAAACATGGTGTGGGTTTACGATAAGTGGATGGTAGGTGATCCCCAAAGCACGAATATTGGTTATCTGGTGCAAGACATTGGCAGTCACTGGGGCCAGCAAGTGCGTTGGGAATTTGGCACGATGATTGTCTACAACGAGAGCAATGGTGCTTTGTTTAACGAGTTGGAATTGGTCAGTCTGACGGGTAGCATTGCCCTTGGCAAGAATCCGCAGATCAGCACCAGTTACACCGTGGATGGCAAAGTCTATTCACAAGAACGTTTTATCTCTGTTGGCACAATTGGCAACACTAAAAAACGACTTGCATGGTTTCAGCAG